GGGCTAGTCGTTCCTATTCCTACGTTGCCTCCGTTGAAAAATGAGCTACCTCCGGAAGTAATTCTTACTTTTTCCGTATTAGTTGAATCCCAAAAAGTAGAATAACTATTACCTCCAAACTGTCTAATTTTATATTTAAGGTTTCCGCTTGAGTCTTTTATAGCTATTCCTTCTTCATTTGTGGCACTGATTACTTCTAGTTTAGTACTAGGACTAGTAGTCCCGATCCCGACGTTGCCGCTGGAGTTGATACGCATTCTTTCAGTAGCATTGGTAAAAAGACCCATACTATCATCAACGTGGTTATACGTTAACCTTCCTATAGCGCTATTAGACGCATCTCCAAACATTAAGTATTGAGTTTCGTTACCATCTCCCAATATTGATATACCTGCGTTTGTGGATGACTCAATAATAAAGTCATCTGCGTTTGTGTTGGCAGTTGCACCACTTAATCCTGAGTAAACGTGCAACTTAGCTCCAGGATTAGTCGTCCCGATCCCGACGTTGCCCCCTGTTGCAATAGTAAAACGTGCATTTCCGTTAGTCTTTAAGTCTACCCTATGATTTGTGTTTGTGCCAAATACACCTACTGATGCTTGAGATTGAATCAATACCCCAGCGCCAGATGAACGTTGGGTTAAAATTTCTGCATTTCCTGTAGCAGCAACGTGCAGAGTGCTTGAAGGACTAGTCGTTCCGATTCCAACGTTGCCGTTAGGTACAAATAAATTTCCATTGCCTATATAAACATTATTGTTAACATTTCCTGGCCCACCACCTAATACTATACTTCCGCCAGACTGTGTAATCATAACAAGAGATGTTATGTAGTTAAACAATACATTACTAGTAGTGCCTATTGTTAAACTTCCGTTAACGTCTAATGAAGATTTAAATTGAATTGCCATATTTTAAATATAAAATTTTACGGAGAAATCTATCTACAATAAACCTCTCCGTAAATTTACAAAAATTAATTTACTTTTAGAATATTTACTCTATAAGTATTTGTAACCACAGATGTTGTCCAGGATAATGAAATAGCACCTGTAGATGGATTTGCTGTATTATTCATATAAACTTGAACTCCCGTTGTTGCATCATAAATCTGTACAATAAATGGCCCAGTACCTAGTCCGTGTGTTGCAGGAGAAACAGAATGAGTATTAGATGTTATACTTGGAAAAGTTTCACTATAACCTTGACTATTAACTGAAGCAGCTAATGTTGCCGGTGTAACATATTTAAATGTATCTGTTCCAGCATCTACTTCAGCTTGAGTAGCAATTTGAGTTACACCTTTTGTAGTTGTTGTTGCATCTGGCAGTGATCTTGTAGTAAATGATTGAATTACACCATCAGTCATATTTATTTGATCAATAACAGTAATACCGTCTGTATCAATATCTGAATCAGTACCAATAATTTTGTTAAATGTACTTGCTAATTGTGCATCACTAATACCACCAGCTTTAATTGTAATAAATCCACTTGCTGTTCCTGCAAAAGAAGCACTGCTAAATCCAGCAACACCTTTTTCAGTTGCCCCATCTGTTGCACCTACTCCTGCAATATTTTGATCTTGAATAACAATAGTGTAATTTGTAGATGCTGGATTGGAGTTTGCAGAAATATCTGAATTTGCAAATATTAAATCACCCACTTCTACAGTAACTGTTGTATCACTAAATGTAATATCACCATCAGCAGTTACAACATAAAAATCTCCTGTTGTTAAAGCAACATTGGCATTACCACTAATATTTGGTGTTCCGGGGTCATTTGTTGCATCATATCCTCCTTGGAATACACCAACTCCAGCTACAAGTGATTGCACTTGTCCTAAGTTAACACCATCTGTGCCTGCAGTACCTGTTGCTACACTTGTTAATTTCTGTGATCCAAAAGATACATTATTATTTGGTGTGCCAAATGCATTCAATGGAATATCAACTAAATAAGCCTTTTTAACAGCTCCTCCTTCACTATCATCACCAATTAAAATTAGATCATCTTCCTCTGCATTGCCTGACATTGCACCAGCATCATCAATAATACCTGTTGCAGAATAATCTACAGCTATAGTTCCTGTTGATGATATAGGACCACCTGTAAGACCAGCACCTGTAGCAATATTAGTTACTGTGCCAGTTGTGTATGTACCTAAAGTTAAATTACCTAAAATTACTTGTGCGTTATTACCAGCACCTGCAATATTAATATTACCTGATGAAGTAATAGGACTATTAGTAATTGTTAATGCAGTACCTGTTTCAGTAATACCAACAGATGTAACACCACCTAAATCATTATTAAATCCAGAAAGATTTATATTTGCTTTAGTAAGCTTTCTTTGTACACCCGCTGAATCAACAACAGCAAAGAAATCTCCGTCTGCATTACTTGTTGAAGTTGCTAACTCATTTAAGTCTACACCAATTGTTATTGTTCCAGAAGAAGTAATTGGATTAGTACCTGATAAATCAATTAATGCACCCTCAGTAAATCCTACTGATGTTACTGTTCCATCTGCACCAAATCCAGGTAAATCTGAAATAATAGACTTCTTAATTGTACTATCAGTTGCATCTGAAAACCATATTGTATCTGCACCAACAGGCGTTGCTGTAGTTGCAGCTAAAATTGCATTATCAGATCCTGTATAATCAATATTAACAGTTGGATTAGTTACTGCAATTCCAGTAATTGTTATACCTGTTCCACCTGATACAGAAGTTACTGTACCATCAAACTGATCATTAGATGTAACTGTTAAGGTGTTTCCTGATCTAGTTACATTTGTTGTTCCTGAACCTACAATTAATACATCATCTGTTGTTGCATCTGAACCAGTAAGACGTACACCTGCTGTTCCATTTGTAGATCCTACACCACTTAAGTCATATGTTGTATCATCATCTGCACCGGTAGTTAATTCTAACCATTGCGTTCCATTATATAATTTTAATTTATTTGTTCCAGAATTGTAATATATTCTACCTGCACTTCCAGTCGGATCTGCACCTAGAGGTTGTATCACTACATTCTGCAGTTGATTTACATTCAAGTCTATATTGCCTTGAACGTCTAATCCTGTTAAAAACTGTACTGCCATTTTATTTACATTTAGATGTTATTTTTTAATTTAAGAAAACACATCCTGAAAATGATGCATTAAAAGTTATTACTAATGAATTGCTATTTGTATAATCCACATTACCTATCACAACCGTATTGGCACTATCTACTACAGTAACTGAAGGAAACTTTCCTAAATTATGTGTTATAGTCCAAACATCTGAAGCCGTTTCAAAACATTGTGTATACGTACTATCTGCTATTAATAAAGCTTTCAGATCAACTACCGTACAAACATTTGTTGGAGTTTCTGGACAAGACATGCTTGCCTTTAAATTTAATTTCATTAATGGCTCTACAAATATACCTGTGATTTCTGTTGCAACTACAACTCTATTACTTGCTGAATTTTGCCAATCACATAATTGTTTTTCAATTATAGATGTTGCAAAATCTGTATAACAACAAGAAGCAATACCAAACTTAACTGATTTAAAGTTTGCATATGCTTGTTTAGAAAAATTCTGCTCAATCTTAATTTGCTTTAACAATTTAAGTTCTTTTTCTTGAACTGCATTTGATGATGCTACCACAGTTGATGTTGCCATATTTTATTTATCTATTTTTTAAATCTTGTATCTGTTGTCTTGCTAATTCTAAATTTAAGTTTCTTGATGTTGATACGTCTGCTTCAGCTTTTGCCTTACATTGTTTACATACTATTACTCCATTTCCTAAACTAGCTTTCTGACATCCACAAGTAAATACTTTATTACAGTGAGCACAATTTGCCATATTCTTATTGGTTTAAATTAAATATTTTGAACTGGATCCACAGTTTCCTGTTGGACATGAAATTTTATTTAATCTTTCTTTTGCATATCTATATAACTGCATTCCCTGAGCAGATGATTGACAGTATTCTACATTAGCTACTGCTGCATCAATCATTGTTTTTATATAATACATTTCAGATAATAATGCTTGTTTATCTGAATTAGGTTGACATGCTTGCACATTTAAATCACATAAAACTTCATAATAAGTTGTAAGTAATTTAGTTACTCTTAAATGATTATATTCTACATACACTTTAGAGTTTGGAGATACACTATATTTAATAATATATATTCCATCAGGAATTTGTGATTGTTTTGTCCCACAATCTTCAGTCTGCAAAGCAAGAGTACAAGCAGTTAAACACATATCAAAGTCTTTGTCCACTTTAATTAATACCGGAACAGAATATCCAGGTAATGTTATTAACAATTCTTCGCAATCTACAGACAAATCTTTAGAATATTGACTTGTATCTTTAATGCATAATAAATCACAGTTGGATACTGTAGGAATTTCTAAACTTAATATATGTCTGCTTGCCATTTTTTATTTACTTTAATACACTATATAGATAATATACAAAAAAAACAAGAATATATAAAATAAAAAGAGCAGGAGTTTAATACCCCTGCTCTAATTAATTATTTAAGATGTTTTATACTGTCTTACCAGTAAGCATTTGTATCTTCAAATACAATTTTATTGCCATTATCCCCAGCCCAAGCTTCTAAATCTTCAAATAGATTATCTAGTTGTGCTTGTGCAGCTGTATCTGAACATTTTACATATACTTTATATACATATTGATCATTATCAAATACACCAGATGGGTTATTAAAACGTGGAACAGAGTGTTGAATATAATAAGCTCTATATGTTGCAGTTCTATCTACAGCAGCAAGTAACTCATCTGCCATTTCAATTTCTCTAATTCTACCACTATCAGCATTTCCTTGATTATAAGGACTCTGACGATATCTTTCAGACATTAGCAAATCTCTAATTACTTCTTCACCTTGTGTTTGTTGCATTGATCCAGGAGTTTTTGTAGCTACACCACAATCATTACAAGGATTACCCGTTTCATCCAATTGAGAAACAATAATTTCAACAGGTTCGGCATTGTAGTGATCTCTTGTATCAAATGAACAATTACCAAAAACAGTATCAACATATGCACCTACAAATTTAACCTCAGCAGATACTTTAGCTCCTACTGCATTAGGTGTTGTAGAAGGAGTATATGTTCCATCTTGAGTTTGTGCAATTGTATATACTGATTGTACAACTTCACCAGCTGCATCTGTTACAGAAACAATAACACCACCAGCACTTACTGTACTAACAATAAATGTTGCATCGGCACCACCACCAGAAATTGTCAGTACATCAGCAGCAGTATAACCACTACCTACATTAGCAATTGAAAATGTTGCAACAGCGCCTCCAGCAACAGTGTCAATATTAACTTTTGCACCAGTTCCAGTACCACCGGTTGTAGCAACACCAGATGCTACAGCATATCCTGAACCACCTGCAGATAATGTTGCAGTTGCTACACCATTTATGTCACTTTCTGCTACAAATGGTTTAATTAATGGATCAGCTAGAGCCATTTGTGCCATTGCACCAATTACTACTGTAGGATCAATAAACTCTTGACCATCTATGCAACATACGTTTGCTGAATCAGCAATTGCATATGCATTGTGATTTAAAAATCTTAGTGCAGGAGATCCTTTTACATCAATTCTTAAAAATTGAGTTTTACCACATGGCGCACATTCTGAACCTAATGATAGGCTTGCTGTTGCTTGCGTTGCAGTAAGACAGTTTGTTCTCCATAATCTAGTAATATATCTAGGATTAATTCCTTTAGATTTTACTGATTCTTTATAACCACCATGACCGGGGTTATTTCCAATAGTATCTTTTGAATAAAAAGATCCTTGTACAACATAAGCCAATGCTCCTGCTGTAATTGCTGGTACCGCACCACCTCCAGCTAAAGCAACAGATTCAAAATCAGATCCATCAACTAAAGCTAATTGTCCTCCGGTAAGAGCACTTGTTGCAGTTCCAGCCGTTTGAAGCGTACTGTCTGCAATAAACGTTTTGTTAAACGCATTATTAAAATAAGCCATAATAAAAAATTTGTGTGAAGACCATCACCTTCACTAGTTATATATAAATGATTTTACCAGTTTACTCTGTTCGCAACATCATTGTTACTATAATAATATACAATAATTTTTTAAATTATCTATACATTAATTATTTCTTTCTGCAGCTTGTGAACCTCTTTGTTGTTGATATGTATTTTCTATATCACCTGCAATTAATGCAACTGTATCATCAAGTATAACTTCAACTAGATCATCTTTAAATTCACTATTAACATTTGTTGTGCTAACTTGACCAGTATATGGGTTTACACATCCTTCAATTTGTATTAATGTAGGTTTTCTATAATAAGTTAACACCGGATTAACAATATCAAAATCTTTTCTATAAATTCTTATTGTGTTGTTTAACATTGTACAGAATGTTTCACCCCAATCAAAACTAGGGTTCTTTAAAGGATCTCTTAATAGTAAAGGAACGTTTGCTTCTTCAGATAAATAAACTGTCATAGATCTAGGATTACAACAATCATCTTTAGCCTGAGTACTTACTCTTTTAAATTCTAAATATTGATTTAATGGAAAATTATTAGTTTCAAAATATGTATCTGTTTGATTACCAGTTAATGATAATTCAATAAGTAAAGGTTGGAGATCATCTATTCTTTTTTTAGATAGTTCATCTCCTTCCTTATACATATTTCCACCATGTAAATTACGCCTACACCACTCTATTTGCGCTTTATTAAAAGCTTCAATAAATTGCCAACACTCAATGTTGTCATAATCATTGCTATCAAGTTTATTTAATCTTTGTTTAAGCTTTATTAAGAGTGTATTATTTTCCATTTCAATATATTATGAATTCCAATATGGTTCTACTTTATCTAATAAAGATAAAAGTACTTCCTCATTATTTGGATCTTTTAGAAATTCTAAACATTCATTAGGTCTTTTACCCAATCTAACTCCACTGTCCATAGGTTCTATCCAACCACTTGCTTTAGTTAACAAAAATCTATAATATAAAGAATCTTTAATTAGTGCTCTAATTTTTAATTCTTCCATATCCAATTGAGCAACTTCTAAAAAGTTAGATGCTGCACGTTTTTTGTTACTTTCACTACCTTCTCCTAAAATATATGCATCCATATTTTCATACATAATATCATTAGGAGTATTTTTAGTGTATTGAACACTATCCACATCTACAACTTTAGCAACATACATTAATTTTGTTGTATTTGTATCAAATAATTTTTGCAATAATGAAATTGATTTATTTTTTAATTTTATTGTTTCAGTTCTAGTAACTAATGTTTCTTCTACAGTATCTAAATAAAATTTAGGTTCATTTTGTGATTTTTTTGCTTCTGCCAATGATTTAGCAACTATAGAAAATCCACCAGCTTTAATAGCATACAATTTAATTTTATCATAAGGATCAGAATCCGGATCTAAAAATACCGGATCATTACCACATCTTAAAGATATTTTATCCCAAAATTTAGAATTATCTGGTTTCATAACAGTTAGTTTATTCCAAAAATCTTTATCTTTTGGTTCAACAACATTGGCTGCTAATTCAGCTTCTAATTCAGAAACCACTTTTCTAATTTCTTCAATTTTTGCTTTCTTTTTATCAGGAGATAGTTTTTTTACTTCAGGAGCAAATTCATTTAATCCTGTAATATATCTTTTTACCCCATTCATTTCTAAACAAGCTAAACTTTCTTGATGCCATACTCCATCATGTAAAGCTAAACCATATTGTTCTAATCCCATATTTTCTTTGCCAGAATTAAAATAAGGTCTAATAGCAATTGTGCTGCTTTTTTTTGTGTGTTGATACTTTTCAACAATAGTGTAATCTTCCATTTTGTTTGGTTTTAAAATTTAATAATGTTTATCCTTAGTCAAATGTACATAATTATGTACAATTTATTATTAATATTTCTAAAGTCAGGATTAACCTGACTTAAGTCTTTTGACTTTTAATCTATTACTATTTTCAAATCTCCTGCATTATGATAAAAATCACCTTTGGATAATCCTGCTGCTTTTGCTGCCGCATTATCTGAATAATTTCTATCAACAACATCTATTCCAACTGCTTTAGATGCAATAATTTTAGAAACACTTGAATTTGAAAACTCGTATGTTTTGTTTTGTCTTTTAATATCTAGTGCCATGATCATTTATTTTAAAGGTTAAAAATAAAAACAGGGAGAGGAGGGAATATTAAACCCTCCTCTTTGTTTTAGTATTTCTAGAATGATCCTCCAGTAACTGGGTTTCTCATTACAATTTTTAATACTTTAGTTGGATCTTTAACCCATATAGCTGGCATAGTTTGAGTCATATAAACTCTATATCCATTAAACTGTCCGGTAGAAGCAAATCCTTGAGTTCTTCCCATGTAGTCCATAGTACCATTTTGGTAGAACCACTTAAGTTGATTATCCCAAGAAAGTTTTAACAAGTGAATGTTATCATTTCCTTCATCAGTTACATCAAAAATAATAAAACTAAATGAACTTAAAGGTCTTCCATCAATTAATGGATTTTCAATGTCATTAGTATTTAAGTTATCAAATGCAGGATTCAATACAAACTTAACATTAGCTAAGAAAGGAATAGTAAAGCTTGTGTAAGCAAAACCATAATCTAAATCCATACCAGAACCTTTAACAGCTCCTATATCAGATGCATTTTGAACTAAACCAGAACCATACACTTCATCAGCAATTGCTTTGTTGATTAATTGCATACCACCAATACCTGTTTGTACAACAAGTGATCTTTTTGGATCCGGTCCTTTAAATTCAACTTTACCTTGATAAAAGTTGTAAAGCTCAGACTTAAACATGTCAAGAGTAAATGAAGACTTGTTATATACTCTTTTGAAAGAGTTATCTAACTGTGCCCATAAACCTACAGATAATCTAATATCATCTGGCCCATCTTGCTTAATTCTACCACCTTTACCCCACATTAGGTAAGTTTCAATATCCGTTGCAATTTTAGATAAGTGTGCTGCTTCCATATTTGTAATGAAAGTACGTGTAAGAGTTCCATTTTCAAATGCTTCTCTTGCACCAGCTTTACCCATATTTGCTACTAAACCTTCAATACTTGGTACGGATGGATTATTTGGATCATTATTAAAGTTTCTCCAAATTTCAGTTACTGGTACTGTACCATCAGCATTCAAACCACCTTTGATCATAAGATCAGCACGGCTAGAAATTGAATAATGTACGTGTGCTTCTGCTCCCCCTACGAAATTGTAGAATTCGCGGAATCCAGATCCTGTTTCAATATCAGAAAACCTTTCACCATATTCACCTCTTGCAGAACCTTTTCTAAAGAATTTAGTTCCTTTTGCAAGATATTTATTGTCTAATATTGCACTGTTGTTGTTATTAACTAACTGTACAGTGTATATAAAACCATCACCTGCAGGAATAATATCATCTGCTGTAATGTATAATTCAAGACCATTATACTTGTCATAAGTGATAATATCACCATGACCAAATGTTCTTTTGTTGATCTTAATTTTAAAGTAGGTTCCATCAATACCTTTATTAGTATTAGCTGGTTCAATGTCTGCTACAATGTAAGGAAGATCTTGTGCAATGGGAGTTTGCCACTTGTACTCACCTCTAGCATTGTCCACCATGATAGTATTTTTACCACCAAAAGAAGCCATTTGATATAAAGGCATTTCAACCTTTTGGGTCATTGCCCATAAATCAATTGGTCCCATATCCATAGGCTCAGGATTACCAAGCATCTGGGTAAGGTGATAAGAATCAACATGTGAACTAGCTTTATAGCTTGTATCACGCAGGAAAATTCCATTATTTAAAACTGGAGTTGCCATAATTTTTGATTGTTTTTAATTGTTAATATTTATTTTACTCTGTTTATATTTAATTTACTTAATTAAATTCTTTTAAAAATATTTGTTGGTCTACTTAATTTTTTCTTTAAACTTCTATTTTGTTCTTCAGCTTTACTAACACCTAAAGAAGATCCGCCTGTATTTGCTTGTTCTGTTTTAAGTTTTCTAACTGTTTGTTCAACACTTTTTTGTGCGCCTTTATCCATAATTTTAGCTTTATAACTTACAGGATCTTGTAATAACCATAAAGCTTCAGATATAAGTGTATAATTTGGTTCAATGAATTGATACTTTTCTAATAGATGACCTAATAAATTTGTATTACGCCCACTTACTGAAGGATAATTAGGTTGAACTAAACCATTATATAACATAGCTTGCGTTTTTCTATCAACTTTAAGATCACCCAACGTGCCATCTTTTAGTGTATCATATACATTTTTCATATATGCTTTTGATGCTTGTTCTTGTTGTTTCTTTTTTAACTCTTGTTCTTGAAGTTTTTGTGCAACAACTTTTTCTTGCATCTTATCTAATTTAGGTTTAAACTTATTTGCCTGTTGTTCAAGCTTACCTAAATCTTTCCATATTTCAATTTCTTCTTGAATCTCTTCTTGAGTTCCATATCCTGTTGCACTTAAATATTGAGTAATAATTTTTTCTTGATCATTGCTACTTTTAACATCAAGACTTTTACTCTCTTCAACTTGTGACAATGTAGAAAATAATGCTTTTAAATCTTTACCACCATCTGCAACATATTTTGCAGCTATTTGTAATTCTTCAGGTAAAGATTGAAAAAATTGTTTTGGTGTTTCACGTCTTACTTGATTTGCTTTTTCTTCTAAATTAGCTTGAATAAGCTCTTCCCAATCTTTTGCACTATATTCAGATAAATCTTTATCATCATCAAATGGTACTATTTTATTTTCATTAATTAATTTTGAAAAAACATCAGATATATCTTTAATAGATTTTCTACCTTTCTTTGGTTCCCATTCTTCTTCTGATTCATCATTGCCATCTAATGCATCTAATATACTATCTGCATTTTCTACAACCTCATCATTTTTAGCATCTTCTTTTTCTTCTAGTTTTGCATTTAAATCATCTTTATCATCCTTGTCTGGATCTGCAAATGACATGTCTGCTTTCTCATTTAAACCGCTGAATATATTTTTTGGTTTATCAGAGTCTTGTGAAATAATATCATCACCACTAGGTGCACCATTAAATATTTCATCTAAATTAACGTCAACTTTTTCTACGTTACTTTTCACGGGTTCTGTTTGAGTTGTGTTCATAATTATGTTGGTTTTAATAATTAATATTCATTACATATATAATATACGCAAAGTTTATATTATAAACTTATAATATTTGTATAAAAACAAAAATAATTAGCAGTATATAGCTAACGCTAATTATTTTTTATCTGATTCTTTTGAATCATACTTATTTTTGTTTTCCTTAGCTATTTGAAGTTTTGTATTAGCTATTTCTTTTGATGCATTTATCTTTTCTCTTTCAACTTGAAGTCTGGTATTTTCCATCATAGATTTAGAACTATTCTCTTCACGTTTAAGATTCATTTGTTCACGATATTGAGTTGTTTCTCTAATATCTTTTATTGCATCTTGAAAATCAGATTGTTGATTTTGGTTTATGTCTGCCATAGAACCAAAACCAGCAGACCTAATCTCAGCAATTGTAATATCATTTTGTCTATCCTTAGCATTCTCTTCAATCTCAACTTGTAACTTTTGCTGCTCTTCTTGTGCTTTAGCTTGCAATTGTTGTTCTTGCATTTGACGTTGTTGTTGCATTTCTTGCTGACGTTGCTGTTGCATTCTTGTTTCAGAATCTTTTAGTATATCTGTTACTTCAGCAATTGAATCAGCTTTTATAATATTACCAAGTTCATATATACTTGCTCCTGTTGTATTATTTGTAAGAGCCATTTGTTTAAGATTTTCTAGTATAGCTCTATGATTTGTTTTTGTAGTTGCAAATACGTTAAAATCTCTAAGTAATAATTCAGTACCATTAATAGAAAAGTTAACTTTTTCTGCTTCAGAAGATATATAAGATAATCTAACGCTTGGATTAGTACTATAATAATATTGTGCTAAATCAGTTCTCATTTGATGTACTCTTGGCATTAAATGATCTGAGTGTTGAACAAAATACATTTCTGTTTGGGCATATGACTGTTGCATAGCCTGTACAACTCCTGTAGCTGTTTGTGCTGATACAGCTCCACCAAGACGTTGTGGATTAATACCAATAGCATCAAAACATTGCTGTTTAAAATAATTAGCAAGTTGAATTCTAGACATTAACCTATTAGTCTGCTCCATATTTAGAGTTTGATAATGGTTAAAATTAGTAGCATTCTCAGTATTAGTAATAGATGTATCAAGAGGTAACATCTGAAAATCTTTCATTGCTACATATGCTTTTGCATAATTATTTTTACCCCAATCTTCTCCCATAGAATGACGTGGTAAAGCATTTTGATCAAACATTATAACTGTTCCTAATTCATCTATTAAGATGTCTGCAATTTGATTATTAACCATATTGTATCCAACTTGATATGCCTTCATTAAATCAACCAATGAAGTAGATCTAGTATTTCTATCAGAAAAAACTCTACCTTCTACAGGTAACTTGCATCCATAAAGAGTATTATTACCTTTAAATTGGAAAGGTAGTCTTCCTGGTTTAGTTCTGTTAATACCTATATAAATAGGATTTATGTTATCACCCATTGTAGATCTCCACATGGCTGGTAAATTTGGTCCTATTTTTACTCCACCCCATGTTTCATTAATCCATATCCAATCAATATGTTCACCTTCTAATAAATTTTCTTTATTTTTTTGTTTAAATATTGAAGTATCATAAACGGCTTTTTTAGTAATTATAAATGTCTCATCAACTATTTCTTGAGTTACTTCACCATCTGTTTCTATTTTAGTTAAATGACCTATTCTACGTTGTGTTTTCCAATATATAGTTGAAACTCTCATCAAGTCTCCTTCACCCCACATGGATACATCTTCATTCTCATTTAATATTTCACTGAGTATATCACCACCTCTTGCAGGATCATTCCAATAATTAGATGTAAATTGTCTATAACCTAAACCTGGCATTTGTGTATTCCACTCATGAGATCTTGTAGCATCATAATATGATCCATCATTTTGATAACCATTAACTTGGTATTGTGCTGACCTTGCCGGATAAATTCTTTGTAATGACTTTAATTGTTTTTCATCCATTAAATATCCAAACTTATCTACTACATCAGATACAGTCATGAGGTCTATTTTACCACAATAATTTGAATCTGCAATATATCTTTGATCTGGAGACTTTTGATAAAAAGTTAATATCGGGTTCCATAATTCTACATCATAATCATCTTCAAGCATGCGGAAATGCCAAAATTCTCTATCTGAAATAAGCATATCACGAAAGCCTCTTTCTTCAAGTTCTTGCATTTTAAATCTTTCTTCATCTACTGAAAGTTGATGAGAAGCCCATTCTTCAACCATACTTCTATAAGACTTGCTAAAAAAATCTTCTATTTCAGGTAATGATTTTAATCCTTCTGGAGATAATTGTTGTTGAGCTTCTTCTGAAGAAGGGTCCATACCCATCTCAATCATCTTACGAACTAAATTAGATTCTGCATCTGCTAACAATGCTTCTTCTACTTGCATTCTTTTTTGTTCAAGCATTTCATTGTAAGATGTATCATCTACTGCTCTAAATTGAACCTTAGAATACCTTTTTGCAAATTCACCTGTTAGTACATTAATAACATTGGGTACTATTGGATAAAATTTTAATTCTAAAGCTGAATCATTTTCTGCTGTTAAAGTATCCATCAAATCTTTATATTCATTGTCAGGCTCAACAATATAATCTGTTTTATCAATTATGCCTTTTGCAAGTTTATAATTTTTAAGAAGCCTTCTAGAATTTACACGTAAAAACTCAATACCTTGAAGCTCTAACCAATCTAAATTCCAAGCTGCCCAATCATCTGTTTTTTTTGAATATGGTAAAAATTGAACTGGCTGGGTAAGACTAGAAAATGTAGGCCCACTTTCTGCAGTGGCACCGTTTTTCATTTGCATGGCATTTAATACTCTCATATTGATTTATTCTATTTAATGTTTTTAAATCCGGATCTTTTAATTTTAGATCCACCCAAACCTCTTTTACGTCCAATATTTTTAAACGGACTACTATACTTTAATTTACTTATTTTTTCTGGATTTACCAAAGAATTATCTTCTGATTCACGCCTTTTGGAATATCCTCTATTAGATTGCTGTATTTTAGCAAAAGCTATTAATGCACCAAATGTAACTAATCTATCTACATTTAATCCCGGGTAGTAAGCTAACATTTCTTTTATAAGCATGGGATCTGGTATTCTTTCCACTCCTAATGTCTGTGACATAACCGATCCATGTTCATCTGTTTCTTCATGAATGCTTTCTCTTAAAAATTCAATTGCATAAGAGATTAAATGACTTTTAAATAATGTTCCTGTATTTTTCCAACCATACTCTTGATAAACTGTTCTATTAGATCCCAAATCTTTTAGAAAAAGTATTTGTTGTTTTGGAACTAAATACCTTTGTTTTTTTCTTGCAATCATATGTTGAATAAACAATGAAATATTATTCTCAACTATAGTCCATGCATTATACCACTCAATTAATAATTCTAATCTTTCATGTGTTTTATTAATATCATCAAATCTCCCACACCATGCTGCAACAATTTTATCTCCTTCAATAAATTGTTCTACATCACCACCACCAATATCTCTAGTTACTTCAGTAGCATTTTTATAAATATATATACTACATAATGAATCTGATGTTGTGGTTTTGCCTTCTGACACGGGGTCAATAGATCCATAATAAGCTCCAAAACCAGGATTATCAATTGGTCTTTCCCAAACTACAATGGTTCCAGTTTTATCTTGTTGTTTCTTATTTACAGGAAATTCAGTTATAGGTAATTTATTTGTACGCTTGGCGGTAATACCTGTTTGATCTCTGTCAAGTTCTATGAGCTCATAAGGATATTCTTTTTCTTCAATCTTTTTTAATTGTTTGCTTAGTATTCCTTGTGGAAATACAGATTCTTTTCTATAAGCAAATGCTTCAGCTATATTAAGTGGTTTTTGAGATATTCTTAATTGATATTGCTCACCACTTAATTCATTTTTCCATTTTACCCTTTCATTTTTAATTGCAGCAACTGCCTCATCTATTTCAGAATTGCCGTATTTATCTATATAAGGGGGCATAGACCACTGTTCAGGAATAAATAAACCTGCCATCCCAATTGTACCATCAGCGTCCATCAGATTAGTTTCTACAGCATAAATATCATTTGATGAAGGATTTAATATCATATCCTTTAACGGATTGCATTGTTCTAAATCACCAACAGATCCTGCAGCAATAAATTGACCTGTTGTCATCATACCAGAAGACATTGCTGGGCGTAAATATTCATAGGTTTGCATCATGTTTTTTGCAATCCCAGCCTCTTCATGAAAAAAATATGTACATGGTCCACCTACTCCAGTAGTAGCATTTTTTTCAAAAGATGCACCTTGTATCTTTGATTTAAGACCTCTTGAAGTTTTTCTATTATTTATTTTGACCTCAATTTGCTGCTGCCAAAGCAAAACTTTTTCAGGATTGCTTGGTCTATACCATGCAGTATGCTCATTTAAAAATGTTTTGTATTCTTCTAAAAACTTCCAAGATCCTTTATCATTTATATAATCTTTAAGTGATGCACCTATCTTACATATTGAGCCTTCCTCAAACCAATATTGATTAATAATTTTTCCCATGTGGAAGTAAGAAGATGCTATCTGTCTTTTTTTAAGAATTGCAGCATGTTGATTATTTAACTCTGCAATTATTTCATATAAAGCCATATGATACTGCGCATCTCTTACTTTTGCAAATCCATATTTTTTTTCTTCTTTATCAAAAATAGGTAAAAAGTTAAGCCACATATAATAATCTCTGCTAAGATACCATTCATTATCACCACTTTTATATATTACACCAGTCCTACATTTATTTTTTTGATCCTCCCAATAAGCAGTAAAATCTTTTGACCTAAAGGGTTTATTACAATAATTGCCTTCTGAATTAAATCTCTTAGCTTCTTCATTAAATAGCCATGCAGTACTATCAAAGTTGTATTCTCCTGGTTCTTTAAAAATAGATTCTAAAAATTGTTTAAAATCATCATCTGAATCAAACTCTCTAGTTGACCATTTATGATTTTCAAATATGGGTATAATTCTACTCATCTCTTATGATAGCATATACATCTCCAGCTTGTAATAATAAATGTTCTTCCCCATCATGTTTCATTGGAGTAGGCATAGCGTGTTCTGCATATTGAACTATATCTCCAATTTTTATTTCTTTAACTGAATCTCCTATACCAATAACTTTACCTCTAAAAGTTATTTTTTGTGCTATTTCAGGAATAATAAGTCCTGATGGAGTTTTAGAAGCTGCTTTTATTTCTTTAATTAATAATTTTTGCCCTACGGGAATAATTTTCTCTGCCATAATTGTTGTTTTTATAATTGGTCATATGCTAAACCTGCACCACCACGTACAGAGCTATCTTGTTCTTGTCTCATATCTGTAAATGCTCCTTTATATGATTGTCTGATAGACTCAAATTTTGCAGCTGCATTTACCATTGAATTTATATTTCCATCTCTACCATGTTCAATAGCTGTAACTTCCATGTACTTTGCCAATCTATCCAACATAGATTTTATACCTACATAAGCTCTATAAGTTGGTGTTTGATAAAGTTTTTCACACATTGCCATTGCATATCTTATTGTTGGATCTTCCGTTGATTCTTCAAGTTTAATTTCTTCAATAATAATGTCTTCCTTTTCATGTTCTGGTAAATTAAAAAAAGGATTTAAATCAGGATTTGGACATGTCATATAAAATAAATATTTATAAACAGATAAATTTGTCTCAGGATATTCATCCATAATTTTTTTAAGGAAAGGTAAAGCATAACAATGTTCAGTTAATACTAAACTACTATTTTTTATATCAAATAATCTTACTATCATATTTTATTGGTTATCTTTAATCCACATCATTAAAGAAATTACTTCATCTTTTAAATATGGCAATTCATAAATTTTTATTTTTTCCAATACTGGTTCACCATTCACATGTTCATTGATTGGATAACCATTAGAGTCTTCTCCAACTTGTTTAAAATTCACATGTTGGATAGTAAGCTTTCCTATTTTAAGTTTAGGGTTATGCTTCTTAACAATATATGCATAAATACTCAACTGTAAATTGTAATGATTAAGATTGCAGTCATCTAAATGACTTATTGGATTGTACATTTTATTAGTGATACCCTCCCAATTTGTAAAACCTTTGCTTTTTATTTCTTTATTAGTT